GCGCTGGAAGTCGTCGAGCTTGTTCGTGCCTGCCTGCTGCTCAAGATCATCGGAGCTCGGCCACTGCCGCCACGCATCATCGAACTGCGCTTCCATCGACAGGCGCATCGTGATGTATCCGGCATCGTTCGGCAGAAGCGTTGGTGTGATCGTGGCATCCACCCACTCGCGGTAGGTGATGGTGACGAACCACCCTTCCGGCACGTTTGGGTCGTGCCTAATCGCGAAGTCATGGACATAGAGCCCAACCGCCGGCGTAAAGAAGCCGGATGACGGCCACGGATCGAGCTTGTTGGGGATGTTGCTCGCCGCGATCTCGTCGAGAACTAGCTTCTCGGTCGCGTATGGATAGGCGTAGTACTCGCGAACGCCGACAGGGCTTCCGCTGTTGTACGAGATGGTCCGCGAGTTCGTGAGCTCGGTGATTGCCATAGGTCAGTTTCCGGGACGGACAGACTCTCCGAGCGATTCCATGAGCTGCCGGATGCGCCGAAGGATCTCGAGCTGCTCCTGCTGCGGTCCTCCTGCGACGGCGAACCGGAACTGACCTATCGCCGTATCGATCGACTGCACGGTGCCGGGATCGATTTGCGCGCGCAACCTCGCGAGCTCCTCGCGCTCTGCGCGGATGTCGTCTTCGCGCGTGCGGCTTCCGAACATGATGCCCGCAAAGAGCCCAAACTCCCTCTGCATGACATCGACGGCAGACCTCGCCATCGACTCGCCAAGCTTCTCGCCTAGCGGAATCAGTGCATCCTGCAGGGCTCCGAAGATCGGGATCGACGAGAATGTCTTCTGCAGCGACTCGAGGATCGCGTCGGGTATGTCCCGGTTGTTCCTGAATGCATCGGTCGTCGCACGGATCGCAGCGTCGGCGGCTTGGATGGCGACCATCGCAGACAGCCCGCGTGCAAGCCCGCCGGCAAGCTGCGTGCCGAACTTGCCCATCTGCGCATCGACGGCGCTGCCCATGCGCGTCGCCGACGCGGTGACCTGCGCTTCGGCATTGCGCAGCCCAACGCCCAGACTGGCGTTGTTGACGAGCGTATCGATGATTAGGGAGGGATTGCCTCCGGCCATGCTCATCCGTGGAGTCTCCGCATTTCTGCCTCTACTCTAGCGCGATGGTCTGTGACATCCTCGCTTGTGCCGTTCTCGGCGCGCAGGATGCCTTCGAGCGCAGCGCCAAGCGCCTCGACGTCCTCAAGCGTCATGTCGAGCGGGTTGCCGAAGCCCGGCAGGTAGCGCGCGAGCATGGCGAGATGCCGCCGCCAGTCCTCATCGGATGGCGGCCCTACACGTTTCCCGAGTCGTCGGGCGGCTTGATCTCCCACCCGCATGCGCGCATGGCATGGATTGCCACCGAGTCAGGATCAAGCCCCTCGAGCTCCGCGTACAGCGCATCCGCCGTAATGCCTGCCCGCTGCGCCGCGCGCTCGAGGATCATGCACGACCCATCGAAGCTCTTGCACATATCGAGCAGGAGCGTGTAGATGCTGCGGCGATTCGCGTATTCCTGCGCGGCTTGAGCCACCTCGAGCGCCGATGCGCCGCACCTGCGTAGCGCCTGCTCGTGCTCCTGCTGCCGCGCGGAAAGCCACCGCTGGGTGAGCTCGTTCCAGTCGCGAAGGGTAAGGAACCGCAGGGTCAGCGATCCAATGGTCGGTGGCGCTCTCATAGTGTGCGCGATCGTAACCAGTTGGAGTTTGGGCGGATGCACTGCTCGACCTCGTGCCGGCGCTGCGCCGTGATCCACTCGAGTCGGTCAGGCTTGAGCCGCAGCGCCATCGCGACATGGCGGATCGCGTCGTCTCGCCCGGCGTTGCTGCTGACGTATCGCTTGAACGGCTCGCCACCGTGTACGCCCGTCACCACCCAGTCATCCTCTGACGTCAACATGCCGATGTCAGGCACGCCCGGAATCGGAAGCCCGACGATGGTCGGCTCTCTCCCCATTGGTCAGGTCAGGGCGCCCAGCTGATCGTGAACGGGCTGCTCGTCGTGGTGCCTGCGGCAAGGTTGAAGTTGAATGACAGGGTGGCGTCGGCGACCTTGCTTGACCCGAGCGACACCGAATCGACGACGACATTCGCGCCGATCGTGCATCCGGTCTTTGCGGTGAGCGTCAGCGTAGCTCCGGTCACGGCGGTCATGGCGGCGATCTCGTTGGCGCCGTTGTCGAAGTTCGTGTTGTCGTCAAGGATGCCGCCGGCGCTGCCGGTCATGTCGTAGACGCCGAGGATGCGGTGCCTGCCGGAGTTGCCGAAGCCCGTGACGTCGCTCATGGCGCGCGAAATCGTGGCGCTCCATGTGTTCAGGACGCCAACGACGCCGCCGCTGATATTCCCAGTATTGCCGCTGATTGCTGCCATTAGGCGATCCTCGTCGTAAAGAGGCTGTAGGTGGTGGTCATGACGATGAACTCGTCGGTCGCTGATGGTACGCCGCGAGAGATGCACTGCATCGCCGTCGTGCCGTAGGTGCCGCCGCTCACCGATAGGTTCTGCTGGTCAAGCAGCGTGTAGAGCGCTTCCTCGATGTCCATGGCCGCGGCAGCTCCGCCCTTGGCCTCGCAGTAGATATCGAAGGTCACCGTCCCGCGCAGGATGCGCGAGGCGTCGAACTGGTCCTCGTTCTCGATGCCGTCAAGGGTCCAGACTGCGAGCGGGAACGTGGTGTTCTGCGGAGCCTCGACGTGGTAGTAGCGTCCGCTCACGAGAGCGTGAAACGATCCGGCGCCAGTCGAGGAGCCGAGACGGGTATGGATGGCGGCGGCTACGGCTTTCATTGGACTGTAAACCCGAACCTTGCAAGCATAGTGCGCATGAGCTGCGGTGCCCGCGATCGGGTTGCCCGGATGGACGGCGCCACAAATGGGCGCGGTGCGACGCCTATGCCGTACTCAAGCCATCGCGCGTACTTCACGCCGAGCGTGAGCCGCCATCCGACGCTGACGCCTTGACGCAGGCGCGTCGGCTTGGTCTGCGTGGAGTTGATGAGGCGCCCCGTGTCCTTGGCGGGCGGGTCGCCCGGTAGCGAGGCGCGGTGGATGCCGACGCTCTTCTCGCGGAGTCCTCTTGCAGGGATGAACGTGCCGGGCAATGGGGCGGTCCTGCGACCCTGCGAAACGGCCGAGATGACGCGACCACCCGTAGGGGTCATGCCGCCAAACTGCCCGCCACGGGGGCGCCTAGCCTTCCTGCCGCCCATGTAGAGAATCCGCGACCTAGTGGCTTCACTGATGAACTGCCCCTCCCGAAGCCCGAGCCGCTGCATGATCCCGACGCCTGCCTTGTTGCGGCTGTAGATCCTGCCCTTGCCCTCATTGTCCAGCAGCTTCCGCATGGTCGCCTGCAGGTCAAACATGACCACCTTCGCCCCTTCGGTCAAGGCAACCTCAAGGCGGCGCCTAATCTCGTTAGAGTTGAAGTTATGACGGGCGCCCATTAGAGCGGCAGCGTCCTTGTGAGCGCGAGCCGCATATGAGCCACGCCGTCGCCCGTAGAGCGCTCGTCAGGCGTCCGGACCTCTTGGACGTCCCAGTAGACCGTCCCGACGAAGAGCCGATCCTGCGGGCTTATAGCCGTTCCTACGGGCACGTACCCTACTGCGGTTAGCGTGTTGCGCTGCGCGCCCATCATGTCGGACTCGGAGCCGCCGCCCTGCTGCAGATAGACCGTGAGGGCGGTGATCGCGTTCGTGTAGGTGTTGATGATCGAGCCCGTCGTGTCCGCCGAGGTCGTCGGGCGCTGGGTGGTCGCCGCTATGCCGTATTGCGCGATGAGGCTGTCGACGCTCATGCGATCTCCCGCCAGTCGGCAAGCAAGCCCGACATGACCGCATCCACCTCGGCGCGGTTGGCGCGGGTGTACGAGTAGTCGCCCAGGCTCTCCGAGGCGAGCCCCGAGTCGCGCCGGCGGTCGCGGTACATCATGGCGGCGATCTCGATGCACGCCTGCTCGAGGTCGTCGGGCACGGTCGCGTAGCCGGCGGTGTACTCGACGAGCACGCTCTTCACGGCGTCTGGCATGACGCCACGGTCCATAGGCCACTGCGCCCACCATGACGGGTCGATCGACAGGCGCGCGGTGTCGTAGTCGTAGGTGTACTCGCTCGCGGTGTCGGCGGCGAAGAGCGTGACGGTCGCGAGCACGGCGTCGGCGCCGGCGCGGGGGCGCAGCTGCACCGAGCGGAGGTTCGTGGTGAGCGATGCCGTAAAGCCGGGCACCGTCAGGATGCCGCCCGTGACGAGGTCGTCGGTGGTCGGCAG